TCTGTGCTTTGTAGATATATCCTAGTACCACCCAAACGCCTTGTACCATAAATTACTGGTAATGAAGCTGTGTTTGATGTTTTATTAACTAATAATCCACTGTCAGCAACTCCGCCACCGCCGCCACTTTTTGCTTTGCTACTTAACAAACTGCTGGCTGCAAATTGTAATCCAATACCAAATGCAGTTGCTGCAAATCCACTTAATCCCAATGCGGCGGCCGCATATGGAGCAAATATTGCAATACCAATACTAATTATAGTTCCAAGACTTTTACCCATTTTTTATTCTTCCGGTCTATCACACTCGCATGGAAACTCTTTACAGTTCTCACAAGTGTTATCGTCAATCCAATCAGCTTCTTCTTCGGCTAATGCAGTTTCTGATTCTTCAACAGTAGCATAAGCTACATCTTCTTCTTCAACTAGTTCTGCTGTATCTTCACCACCCAGTTTACGCCAAGCACTTGTCATAGCTTTTTCTACTGCGCCTGTTGTGTATGTTTTTAGTCCGTGACCTTCAACCATACTCCAAAACACACCATTGTGAAAGATAAATGCACTGTTGTACCAAGGCTTTAGTGTTTGAATAGCTAAATCGCCTTCTCTCCAACCTTTGTTTTTACCCTTACTAGGTTTGTTAGAATATTCATGAATGTTCATCCACTGTTGTAGTCCCATGTAACCTTTTTGAAACTTCATTGCGGCTCTAGGGTCTCTGTATTTTATTAAACTCATCATGTTTGTTCCGTATGCACTGTCATGGAACTCGAATACAAATGTATTGCAATCGTTAATGCCCCATTCATAATCTACATTTTCTTTATTAGCAATGTATTGTGCTAATGCAAACTTTTGTTGTAACTTCATAATATTACTCCTTTTGTTATGGTTATTTCCATTGTATATCTTTGAGTTGTTCTTTTGCAAATGCAAAACCAACATCGCCACTATACAATCCTTGTTGTCTATTATCGTTTGTTATTAATCCATTCTCACGCTCATAATCAACCCAATGACTACTACATGTAGCCGCTAGTGTTGTTGTGCCTGCAGGATCGTCTTGTATAACAGGACTGTCAACACGCCCTTTGAACATTAAAAAACTATCAATGTATGTTGAGTGATCAAAGAAGCTTCTAAAAATACTTACATCCTTGTCCACATAATCGTACTGTAGTATATCACTAATAAAGTTTGTACCCAGTTCATAACTTGGTAGTCCACTTAAACTAATAGTGATTTCACTAGTTGTAAATATTCTATTCTCTTCAATTGAACTAAAGCCTAAAAACTGGCCTACACTTAAATAGGTGTTACCAGCATGTGTAATATTCATTGGTGCATTTGTAATGTACACACCATCATCAATATCCATGTATACACTTTCGTAGCATTGAATTACTTTCTTTGCTACTGCTGCTTCTAGTGCTGTGTTTAATCTATCTGCCATTATTTGTACTCATCTAAGTCAAATATTACACTGAATCTATATAATCCATCAGTGCCAACAGTGTACTCAATGTTGTCTTCTCCCAGTGTTACTATTAAGTGGAATGGGTTCTTGTATATTCTATTGTATGCACTCAGTGATCCATTGGAACCATGTGCTATTCTAAATTTAGCTTCGCCAAAAATGTTTGAATCTACATTATCATTTATTACTTGTACAATGTTACCATTTGCACTTCCTACACCACCCACAATAAGAGCTTCACCTCTAACAAACACATCAGGTTTACTAGCTTCAAAGCCTTCAACTGTTATTAGTTTATCACCTGTAGTTACTGTATTTCTTATTGTAAGAGTACTAGTGTTGTAAGTATCTTTGTATTGATCTGTTCTAGCAAATATTAAGTTGCCTTGGTCATTCTGTGATCGTATGTTAAAGTAAAAAGGTGTTGCTTGACCTCTAGCCGCTTGTGCTACAGCTTCGTATTCTCTAAACTTATCATATGTCATTGCTGGATAACTTACTTCTAATTGGTGTTTGATAATACCAGTAGCTCGTACATACTTTGTTCCGTTCTGACTTCTAGTAGTACTAGTTGGTTGTACCATTGTTACTTTTATACCGCTTGGTGCTACAATAGTAGGCCAGTTTTTGGCTCCACTTGCAAACCCATCTGAATCCCATTCATCATCTGTATCAAATACATCTGGTGCATAAGGAGTTGGTGTTACATAATCGTCTGCTTTAAACTTTATTTTAAAAGCACCTACAATTGGTGAACAGTCTGTAGTACTAGAAAATACTCCATCTACTGCACCACTTGATGCTATTTTAAACCGCCCAGGGTTTGTAATTGTGTATGTGTTATCTAAGTAACCTGTGCTGTTTACATCTGCACCTATTACTGGTGCTGTTAGGTATGTTGGTGTTAACACATTACTACTGGTGTATGTGTAACCTGTTCTGTATAATTTAGTAAAATCAAATTTATCATTGCCATATATTTTTACATTGCTTGAGTTTTGATAATTGTATGAATGTATACCTGGCCAAAACATTGTGGGATTGGTATTCATTTTATAAAACAATTTATTTGTATTTGCACTATAAGCACCGTCATACACTGTGCCTGCAGGACCTAATATAGGTTGTTGATCCCAATCACTTGATAGTCTAGGAATAGCACTGCCAGTTTTAGTATATGGATTAAAAAACTTACCTGGACTGTTACGGTGTGTCCAAAAGTTTATAATTTCAATATTACCTGTAATGGGTCCACTACCGTGAACTAGTGTAACAGGAACTGGGCTTCCACTTATTCCATGATCTTCAAATATGCTTATAGTGTTATTAGCTGTATTAAATTCATATGCAAAGAACTCCGCAGTGTTTATTGCTGTAGGTACAGCTTTACTTGATACCATTGTACCATTAATCTTTTTAACTCTGCAAAATCCAAAAAACTTGTTTGAAGCAGCATTTCCTTCGTCTGTTTGTACACTTTGGATCTGTCCTCTTAGAGTTGCAAATCCACTGGCACTCAAGTTGACAGCTATTGCAGCATTAGTTCCACTGCTGGCTATACTAAAGGGAATGTCTGTACTAAAGTTAACCTGGTTAGTTATAGTTGCTGGTGTGCTTCTATCTGCGTTTGTAAATACTTTATATACATTATTACTTCTTTTTTCTAAGTGATAAACTGTATCTACTGCACCATCAATTGTACCAGTAAGGGAACCGTGGTTTATTAATACGCTTATTGTAGCGCCGGTAGCAAATGTTTCTACATCTCCATCAAAGTGTAACAGTACACCATTATAACTTCCATCATTAAGTGCTGTCATGTAGTGATCAGTTTGTTCAAAGTTAGTACCACTAACTTGTGCAAATACTGCGTTGTCCGCAGTAGTTACTAATTGAACTACTGTAGTACTAATAACTTTAGCATCAATGTTGTTTTTTCCATTCATTGTTAAGTGTGGTGCACCAAAGCCTGCAAAGTTTACATTATCACCGTTGCTTAATCCATGTGCTGTAAGGGTTGTTAATTCAATAATTGCGTCACTGCCAATACGCTTTACTTGTATAGTTTGAATTTCATCTGAATCTGGTTGACCTTTCCATTGTATTAATGGATGCTTTTGTATTTGGTTAAATGTTAAATGTGTATCATCGCTGTAACTAGTAAGTAGTCCCATGTAGTTACTGATGGCTTGTGAACCTACAGTACTACTAATACTTAAATTTGTTCTAGGGTTTAATGCACCTGTTGGCCATGAACGATATGCACCAGTTAACATGTCTTCTACTCTTTTATCTACACCAAAGCTGTTGTTACCACTCCAGTTAGCAGTGTCTGCTACATTTCCTTGTGCGGCGTTTGATGCTGACCATATGTCTTTTAATGTTGCCATTTGTTGCTCCTTTAGCTTGTTATACCTGCTCGGCCTCTTTGATTGAAGCCTTGCGTAACCATGTTAATAATTGCTGGCTTGTTCTCTAATAAGAACTCAATGCCTGTTTGTGTTGAGATAGCATTTAGATTGAAATTAATGATAGGCGCTGTCCCACCAGTATTTAGCTCTTCGTTTGCCACTACTTTTCCAGTTGTGTTGGGAACAAATAGCTCTGGGCCTCTTTCGCCAACTAAGTATGGGCTTCCACCTTTAGCTGGTCCACCATTAGCTCTTCCAGGTAATGTAAATCCACCCATTGGAGCACCTACTGTAGGAGTTCCAAATCCACCTGTTAATCCACCAATGATACTACTTAAGAATCCACCTCCACCACTGCCTCCACCGCTAACACTAAACAAGCTGGCTAAAGCACTATTGATTTGTGATTCTAATATTTGTTGTAGTATGTTATCTAGTGTTCTGTTAAACACATTGCTTAATGCATCCATCATTGATTCACCAGTACGGATTGCTGTAGCAAGTTCTTTACTAATGCTAGCACTCATACCTTCAAAACCTTGTTCAATAATCTCTGCTGTTGATAGTGCTTTTTCTTGATATAGGCCTAAACTTGTTTCTAATACTTCTTGTTGTTCTTTTAAAGATTCAGTTAAGAACTTTTCATTTACACCAGCTTGTTTAGCTAGTACACTAACATTTTGTAGTGCAACAGTTACAGCTTTAAGTTTGTCGGCTTTTTCAGTGTATTGTTTTGTTAGTTCTTGTTCGAAGGTTAATTCAGCATCTTTTGTATCAAACCCTAACTCTTTACGCAGCTTGTCTCCACCGCCTCCAAGTTCTAATACTGCTTTCTTTCTTTCAAGCAATGCATCTTGTGCTGCAATTTCTTTTTGCACCATTGCTAAACTTTGTTGACTACTTAATCCAATTTTAAATGCATCAGTATTTTCTTTAACTGCTTTAGCTGCACCTTCAGTTGCATCTTTGATCCTCTGCATAGCAAATGCATATTCATCAATATTAATCTTCTTAGCATTTAACATATCTAATAATGCTTCTGATGCCATCATAAAGTGTGTTTGTTCAGTTGCAGCAGCACTAGCTGAATCTACTAAGTCTTTCATAAACTGAGCAAAGCTACTCAATGGGTTTAGTAATTTGTTTACTTCTTCTTTGGCCTTTTTAGTTGCCCCTACTAAAGTTAACATAGCTTGTGCATATACATCAATGCTCATACTCTTACCTACTTTAGAATTGAGTATTGCAATTGCTTGTTGTGCAAACATTAGTTCATTTGCTGCTTTAGTTGAATTAACTGTTAAGTTGTGCATGAATAAATCAAGCCCACTTAATCCAGCTCCAGCTCCCAATGCAGTAGTTTCTAATTTTTTAAGATTTGCTTCTGTAACAATAATTGATTCACTTAGCCCTAGCATTTTCTTATCAAAGTTTTCTACTTTAACACCAGTATTGTCTTTGGCTGCTTGAAGTGCTACCATTGCTGCTTTTAATTCAGCAATTTTCATTTTTGCTTGGTCTATAGGACCTGCTAATTCAAATACACTATTTGTACCAATTGATGCAGTAATTAATTTTAAGTATGGCTCTAAGCCACTTGTTATCAACTTACTAAGAGCTTCTTCTTGTGCTTTAGCTGCTTCTGCTATAAGCATAATCTGATCTTTGTAATTTGCTAATGCTTCAGCATCTGCAGTCTTTTGGAATACAATTAACTGCTTTTCCATTCTTTTAAGCTCAACTGCGAAGATATCAAGTTTTCGAACTGTATCCATTACATTGGAACCTATTTTGTCAAAGAAACTCATTGAATCAAGCTCATCTTGCAGACCTTTAATAGTGCCTTTTAGTATTTCAATAGCTTTAGTCATTCCATCAACAGTTGTTGAATCGCCTAACTTAGCAAAGCTATCTTCACCTTTAACAGCGGCTGTAAACGCTTTCATTAGGTTAATAGTAGTTGCTAAGAAGCTGTTATAACCTTCAGTAGCTCCACTTGCAACACCTATTTCAACTGCTAGTTCACTAAACACATCACCAAACATCTGTTCCATCTGTGAAATGGTAGTATCCATCTTAGCAAATGATTCTGTTAGTGCGTCTGACTTTAACAACATGTTAGCAAATACTTCAGCTGTTAATTCACCGTTCATTGCCATCTTACGCAATTCGCCAACAGTATTACCTGACTCTCTAGCCATAATTGCTAGTGCAGGGCCTAATCCTTCAACAATACTGTTGAATTCATCGCCTCTTACAACACCAGATGCCATTGCTTGTCCAAACTGTTTAATAACACCAGCACTTGTGCCAGCATCTGCACCAGCAACTTGTAATGCTTGTGATAGTTTGGTTGTAATCTCTTCTACATCACTGGTACTCATGCCCAGTTCTTCTGTAGATACTTTTAATTTTGTATATAGTTCAGCTGTAGCCGCAAAACTTGTTCTGTTTGCCACAGCCATGTTACGCAACTTATCAGTTGTTCTTGCTAAGTCCTCTGTGCCATTGGTTACTAGCTTTAATTGGTTTTGAAGTGTTTGAAATTCTCTTGTAGAGTCAATAACTGCCTTAAAGGCAATACCTACAGTGGCCGCAGCAGCAGTTACACCCAATAACTTAGGGCCTATCTTGCTAATGCTACTACCTACAGCAGCAAAACCAGCAACTTGTGCACCACCTGATACACCTCGCATGCTTTTACCAGCACCTTTACTGCTTTTGTTTACTTTGTCTAGATTTCGTTGTATTTTATTAAGAGGACCGCTTGTTTGGTCCACTGCTTTAATAATTAACTCATATGTTGAAGCCATTTAACGCCTCCCCCTCTTCTTTTTAGCTAGGTCTTGTGCTTCTTTTTCTTGTTTGTTCATCCAAACATAGAAGTCGACCCAGCCTTTAATTTCAAATGTTGTAAGTTGTAATACTTCTTCAACACTTTTTCCAAGATCCTTTGCTAGCTTGTAAAGAAATCGAATATCGGGAAGGTCTACTAGTTTCCCGAGATTTCTTCCTCTTCTGCAATGCCTGATTTCATGCTTGTTACTACACGCAAGATAACGGCAGGATCTACTCTATTCATTAACGATAGTTTGTCACCCATATCAAATAGGGCCACTCCATCGATATCAACACATTTAATAATTAACTGTACAACCAGTCCTTCAGTTGTTTTGCCAGCTTGTGTTAGTTCAATTACACGGGCTTCTTCAGCCATAGTGCTTGTTGTTTTATAATATACATCTTGATCCCATTCAGGAACATGTATAGGTCCTTGCAATCCACCAGCAATAATTGTTTCAAAATGTGCTGTTGCTCTTGCAATTAATCTGTTTTTCTCTGCTTTTCTAGCTTCTACTTTAGTGTTCATCTTATACTTCTCCGTCTGGTTAGAACCTTATTCAAAGTAGGAACAACAATACCGTCGGGTGCTTTCTTAGAGGTTGGTCTCCCAAGTTCTCCATCAAGCAATCCTATATATTTGGCTTTGTTGTCTATCACCGTCTTGGTGTCTCCTAACTTATATTTCCCTACAGTACGCCATTGCCTTTGAGCAAAGCCTGTAAGGACAGGGGTTTTTGTTTTCGCAATAGTATTTATCTCTTGCAATACATCGTGAATAGTACGCTCAAGTGCCTTTTCAATATCTCTAAAGATAGTTTTCGGGTTACTTGAGCGTACCATAATTTTAGTCCTTAGCTCGTTTTATCATAAGCTAAATCGCCAGTACCTTCAAATGACATTGAGTATTCTGTTACTCCGTCAAATGACTGTGATCTAGATATGCTTGTTACGATTGCTGAACCTTTATACATTGCTAAGTTTGCAACGCTTAGGCCACCTGGATAAACTTCAAAGTCTATCTTGTCGCCGGCTTGTACTACTGGTGCAGTTGGTGAGTTGTCGTGGCCAATAGCCGCGTCATCAATGTCCCAATAGCCATCAACGGTTCCTGAAAAACCCTTGAAAGTTGCAACTATTTCTCTTGAAGCATCGCCCATTGATGTTGTATCAATAGTCTCTGATGTTTCTTCTAAAGAAAAAGCTGTTACATTTAGCATGTTATGAGTAGCACTTAGTGATGTACCAGTGTCTGATAATCGTACTATTCCATTTAAACCTAATGTTTCTGCCATCTTATATTCTCCTAATAGCTTCTGTTACTTAGTGCAACAGTTGTTAAACATTACCACGGGTGTAATAATATTCAACAGTGTAGATTATTGCTGCCTGTCCATATGGTGCAGTTTCACCTATTTCTCTAATAACGATTTCCGCCACACCGCTGTTAATAGCTTTATTTCCTAATGTTACATCTAGTGCAAGTTTCTCTTCAACCTTTTCCATAATAGTATTACGACTTTGGTCTCTGTTGTTACTGTACACTACAATATTAAGAATAATATCCATTGTAGCTTTGCGTCTTATCTCATTACCATAACTTGAATCTTCGCGTCTTTCATTAGCACTTTCCACTAGTACATGTGGGTAACTTGTGACTGCTAATTCTGTCAACACTTTAGGTTCTCTAGTTACTGTTTTGACTTCAGTGATTGCATTTATCTGACTGACAATGTGTGCTGTAATGTCTTCTCGGATACTCATTATCTATAAACCCTATCTGCTCTTTGTCTATGTACTTCACCTTTAGATATAGTACCATCATCGTCCGCATCATATTCAACTCCTTGAGCCATTTCCATGTCCATCTCTTCGTTGAATCTTGATTTGTAAAATGTGATCATTTCTCTAAATGTGTCCCCACCGACTGTGAATGGTGATAGGGAAGGTAGGATATGAGTACTCAATGCACGAAATATAGTAGCTCTACGCCACTGTGCTTCGGTCAATAGAGAAGCATCGTATGCACTTCCTACAGCGGAACCAACCTGATTGTATCCCCCTGAATAAGTCTTGTTGTACCAATTTACTTCTAAATATCGTTTAACATCTTTTTCTGCTTCAGCTAAATCTGAAGAGAAATCAGTTATACCGTGATTTATAATAGTCGGTAAAACTTCAACTAGTTGTGCGTTTGTTGCAAAGGCCATATCCTATCTCCTATTTAATTATATGATTACAGAGTTGCGTCTGAAGTCATCTTAACAATTTTAGTATTGTCTAAAAGTGCTGCACCAAAGGCTGCTGAAGCAACAACTTCAAAGCCACGGATTGATTCGTCACGCTGTGTAGCAATACGAAGATCTCTCTTCATTACCATACCAATAGCTGCTGGATGGAATACTGCTGAAATAGCGTCACCTGAACCGTCAACATCTACTGAAGCTGATTCAAAGATTTTAATTCCAGATACTGTACCTAAGAAGTAATCTCTTGCTGCTGTGTTAACTAGATCATTTGCACTCGGGTTAGTACCTGAGTTCAATAGTGCTTTTTTAACATTAAACGCTGCTAATGGGTTTAGTACTGCTACTAGACCTTGCATAGGTACACTTGCGTTACGCAATGTAGCTGCTGCTTTTAAGATGTGTTCAATTGTTAGTTCTGCACCTGCACCTGGACCAGTGTCAATTGAAGCGCCTGTAAATAGGTCAACAATAACTTCGTCCATAGCTTGAGCAACACCACCACCTAATACTGCGCCAGCATCTTGTGCTACTGCTAGTGGTGAAGATTCCATGATAATATCTTGAATAGTTGTCATAGAACCAAATTCTGCTGCTGTAATGTTTACGGCTGTTGCCGCAATGTTTTCGTTTGAAAGGTCAGCGCCAGCTGCTAGAGCTGTCATTGCTGCCGCTTTCGGCCATACTGGAACACTAGCTGTTAAGCCAGGTGTGCCTTGCATGTTGTAGATTGTTACTAAGTTTCTTAGTAATGCGTTCTCGTTCATTGTAAACTGAGCTGCTTGAGTTACATTTTCAAATAGTTCACCAGCTGAGTTACCTGTGTCGATTTCGTTAGCCATTTTATTTTTTCCTTATAAAAATGACAATAACCAGATTACTGATTATTGCTAAACTTTCTTGAATTACCAATTTTATGTTTCTGAGCGTAAATTGCTCTATGTTCCGGATTAGCCATATCAAGATCGGATAATTTAACTTCTCTTGAAGTTGTATGAGTTGCATTTCCCGTTGCACCACTTCCTGATGGTTGTGCTGCTTTGAAATATGCGTTTTGAGACATAAACTCTTGTACTGCTTGATCCAGTGTTACTGGTTCTGCTGTATTAGTGTCATATCTCTGATTGCCATCTGCGTCAATAACTTCCACTGTTCCGTTGTTATAACGAACCTGTGCTTTAAGCAAGTTAGATACATGTTCAGGGTTAACTGCTTTATGCTTTGATGCTGCACTTAATAAGGCACCATCTACATGAACTTTTTCAAGTTGTGCTTGCATAGTAGCTAACTTAGAATCAGCGTCTGACTTTTGCTTATGAAGTAATTCTTCAAATTGCTCTTTTTTCATCATCTGTTGTTCTTTAGCTTGCTCAGCTGCGGACTTCAGATTATTATACTCTTCTAAGTCAATGTTCTCAAATTTACGCTCGACTTGTTTAAGTCTGTTAGCGATGATTCTATCAACATCTTCTTGTTTGAAAAGTTTCTCAGCCTGGTTTGATTGTGTATCCTGAGTTTCTGTTGTTCCAGTATCAACAGCTTCAGTGTTTTCTATGATTTGTTTTTCGTCCATATTACGATTCTCCCTTGCAAGGATAATTATTAGGATATTGGGGGGTTGTCATCAACCTATCCTATAAAGCTATTTATGCCTTATACCCATTACCATCATTTGGCAACGCTGGTATGTTCATATTAGCATGATCTTCAGCTATACCATCTAGTACACGCTGTAGATCTGATTCATCTTTGATCATCAATCTCGCAACTTCGTTATGCATGTAATGCACAAACCCATCATGTGGTACTGCTCCTAGTGCGGCAGTAATCAATGCTAGTTCCTGATGCTTGTCTCTTAGATCAAACTTCTTTTCATATTCAATATGGAATTCATCTGTTGGTTCAACTCCTTGAAGATCAAACCACATGTTCCACATTTTCTTTTCTGCTGACTCTAATACACCAGCAGTATCTGCTAGTTTAGCGTTCAGCATTTCCTTTTCCACTTGTAGTGAAATTCCTGACTGGGCACCCTTCTTAGCTTTAATAGCTGTAAGGTGACTCAATTCATCTATAGCATCTACTTTTTGTTCAATGCTTCTTAGTATGCCATCAACACTGGCACCTGTTGGTTGTAGCAAATAGGGCGCAGTATTAGTATCTTCTGGGATAGTAATAATAGCACCTGCTCCACCTGAAATTTCAGCAGCGGGTTCGGCCACAATACTTGGATGACTACTTAGTCTTATAGTGGCATACAATTCCGATGACAAGTTGTATATTTCTCTTTGCAGATCACATACATCACCCACTGCACTTGTACCCACTCCCTTGTGGAAACTCTTATCTGTTTGTACATGTATAAAAGGAACATATCCAATAGGATTAGGATATTCTTCATAGTTCAATATTTTGCCATATTCCAGGCTCAAATTGTCTCTCTGTGAAGCAGGTTCACTAATTTGATTTCCATCATAGTGGTGAGCTCCGCCTTTTGCTACTGTGTATACTTCTATCATATCAGGATGCCAACAACGAACTACATCATAATCTTCATATGACTCATCAATTACTTTTACATAATCCAATGTTTTTTGTCCGTTAGTTTTCTTACTGTAACTCCAGTCTCTTACATTAGTAGGACTGTAAAGTGTTGAGTATGTTCTGATATCTTCTGCTATTTCTTGTGCTACTGTTTCTACTTGGTATGCTGGACGGTCCATGCCAATCCATGCTCCACCGTAGATTCCAACCATGTCGTTAACTTCTCTCATGAAGTCATCTAGTGTTGAATAGTCTAAATCTGCGTTACTTAAAAATTGCATTGCAAACGGGTTATCTACTAGTACACCCATAGTTCTTTTTGGTGGGTTCCTGAATAGAAAACTTCTGTATGCATCAACGATTTGACGCACATGGTTTTGTAATGCTGTGTCTACTAGCCTTTGTTGGTATTGGTTACCAGGTGCTTGATCTTCTGCAATGTATTTGCGTAAGTATGCACCATCTCTATATTCTTCTGCACCCATGTAACTACGCATGTAGTAGTCCCAACGATACGCATATTCTTGATATCCAGGGTGTATAGAACTTAATTGTTTTGATGTTTTCATCTATTTATTTCCTCCATTGAGTAAATTTAAACTGTCCTAGGACATTGCCATAAGGCCATTAACTGAGCAATTGTTAACTAATGTTATTTATCATCTGAGAACCAACGCCTTATCCAGGAAACTTTAAAAGGTTGACAAGTGTAGAAAGTTGTTGTATAATATAGTTAATGTTGAGTAACAGAGGTACATGCGACTGTATGTGCCAACTAACTCCTATATGGTTTCTCCTATGAAGCATATAGGAGTTTTTTTATGGTTAAAATGCACCATACACTTTAGCTGTACGCTGTGTATATTCTTTACGCAATGGATACAGGTAACTTACCATATAACCCCAACTATCATTAACACCATCATATCCATGTTCAGCATCTTTAATAGGAATGCTTGTTCCTGGCTTGTACTGTTGTTTGCTAATAGCTGTAATAGTTTCTCTGCAAGTTGGATCCACAAACAAGTGTCTGCTTCCTTCTGCATTACACATCAACCT